GGGTAAGGGATGATAACTATGTACACTCTACAAAGGAGATTTTCTTAGGGGAGCCATCCTTAGAGGGTTTTCTCCATCAATTTAGGCACCACTTACAAAATAAGGCAAGGGAGCCACAGTATAAGTATTTACTGGTAGAGAATGATCCTAAGGCGGATTACAGGATCCCTTATAAGGATTGTGTGTATAGGATGTATGGGGAGGATGATGCCAGAGCGTGGGCTAGGATGGTTATTGAGTTAGCCTCATAACTGAGTTATAATATAACCACTATATAAAAAGGTAGGCGGTTATTATGAAAGAGAGCTTAGGATCATTCTGGGATGAGTGGGAAAAAGAAACAGAGCTAGAAGAAAAGAAATTAAAGGAAATGCAGGACAAGATACACAAACAGTATTTAGAAAATATGCAGGAGGAAAAGCAGATGAAACAGGAACAGATTAGGAAGATGCAGAAAAGATATAACTTTTCTATTGAGGATGAGAGGATCCAGATAGCGTTAGAGAGGCTAGAGAGCTTAGCGGTAGATAGATTTAGGAATTATGATTACAGTGCTCAAAAGAGCTTTGATGATGTGTGGTGGAGCGTGTTACATGAGGTAGATCTGTATGAGGAGGGAGAAGAAACTGAGTTTAGATCTGTAAGGAGCGTTGAGGCTACTAAGAAATGGTTAAAGAGTTTTTCTCATTTGTGTACAGAAAAGGTACCAGAGGAATATAAGGCAGAGGAGGTAGAGTAATATGAAAATCGGAGTAAGAAAACCTAGCCTTAAAAAGGCTATCAAAGCAAGCACTACAGGTAAGGCTAAGAGGGCGGTAAAGAAAGCGGTTAATCCTCTGTACGGTAAAAAGGGTGTAGGGCTGGCAAAGAACCCTAAGAGAGCTGTAAAAAACGCTGTATATAAGAAAACCACAGTAGGAGTAAAAGATTTACTCAAATAGGAGGGCTTAATGGATGAGCGTATAAAAGAGCTGATAGATTATATAAAAATGTTACAGGTAGCCTTAGAGTGTAGCACAGATCCAGAGGATATAGAGGCGGATAATCTAATGGATGCTATCTGGGAGAGTAAGATGGAATTAAAAGAGCTGGGATATGATGGTTGGGAGGATTTATAGGAGGTATCTATGGATAATGAAAAGCAGAAACAGGAGGTAATAGACTTTCTGGAGAATACCTACACAGGGGCTAAAATGATGGGAGATGAGGAGGTAATGCTGAGAGCATCCAGAGCACTCTTAGCATTTAAGGCAGATGTGCATAAGGATATTTTCATAGAGGAGAATGTACTGGAGTTTTAATGACAGATAGAGAGGATCTTAGGATCCTCTTTTTTTTTTGTCTAAAAATACTTACCGATTGTGATTAAGTTAAGTATCACAACAAAGGAGGTAAACAGAGTGGCACAGAAAGTAACAAGTACAGATATAAAGCTGGCTCTTAAAGAGTTTCATAATGGAAAGCCCAGTTATTTTATAACAGAGTGTAAAACCTGTAGTACTTATTTTCCAGATCCACAGGGGCTACTTAAGTTTGATGGGTTGGCTATCACAAAGAGCTATACAAAGCCTAATATTATCGGCTATGAGATCAAAGTGAGTAGAAATGATTTTCTACAGGATAATAAGTGGCATTTATACCTACAGTACTGTAATGAGTTTTATTTTGTAGTACCTAAGGGGCTGGTAAAGAAAGAGGAGCTCCCAGATCATGTAGGGCTTATCTATTTTAATCCAGATACTAAGGGCTTGAGAACTGTTAAAAAGGCATTGTACAGGCAGATAGAGGAGCCTGTAGGAGTGTATAAGTACATTATCTTTAGTCGGCTGGAGGAGGATAGGATCCCCTTTTACAATGACAGGGCGGAGTACTGTAAGGATTATCTGGAGGATAAGGTAGTAAAGAGTGCCATAGGGCAGAGATTAGGCACAAAGTTAGCAAAGGATTTAGAGGATGCAGAAAAGAGGATAAAAAGCCTCCAGAGTGCAGAGAAAGAGCTACAGGCATGGAAAAATGTTAAAACAGTATTAGAAAATGCTGGTATTTTACCGTGGAGCTGGTGGGATAACGATAGCTGGGTAACAGATCTGGAGCAGAGGCTTAATGGAAAGATGGATCCTATAGATCTGGAGTTAGCTATTAAGGATGCCAGTAGATTACTAACCAGATTACAGGCTATGCAGGTACAGGAGGAGCAGGATGATAAAAGCTAGATATATAGGGGTAGAGTGTGAGCTCCAGAGCGGTAAGGTGTATCCGATTAAAACCAGATGTACAGGAAATAAGTTGGTGGTATCGGTAAGAGCTTATAAGTTTGAGTATAACTCTCTGGAGGAGTTTCTTAAGCGGTGGAAAGTAGAGGCGGTATATCATGGATGTAAGTAGGTTAATGATTTTGCTTAAGGAGGCGTGGAGCAGGGTAAGAGATGAGGGAGTAGGTGTAATGGGAGATTTTATAGGAAAGCCTTTCACAGCTACTACTATGAGTGAGTTGAATTATCTTGTAAACGCTCCTTTAGAGAGTATAAACAGAGAACTCCGAGAGGAGTTAGGTATAGAGCTTTATGTAAATACACTACCTCAGATAGAGGATAACTCAGTAAGTGGGTTCTTAATGGTAAAAAGGGTAGGAGAGCCAGTAAAATTTCTGTGAGAGGGGAGTGTTAAGTGTGGGTAGAGCTGAGAGGCGTAGGCTTGAAAAGCAAAGAGGTAAACAGGTAAAAACCTATAATCTAACCAGATCACAGCTCCATAATGCAGTAAGGCAGGTAACAGAGGAGGATCTTAAGAGGATTAAACAAGAGGCTATGGAGGATGCCATAAACACAGCTATGACATTACTCTTAGTACTCCCTATGGAGGTACTCATGGATCATTACTGGAAAAAGACCTATGCAAAGAAGATACCAGAGTTTACAGAGCTGGTATTACAGTACTATGAACGCTGGCAAAATGGAGAGCTAGATATGGATGAGATGAAAAAGGATCTCTGGGAGTATGGCGGAGTGAGATTAGAAGAAAGAGAGGCAGAATAACATGAGTTTAAGAGTAAAAGCAGGTATTGATTTAGAGGAACTTAAAAAGTACGGATTTAAGACAGGTAAAGAGTGGGCGGATGCTGGAGAGCGTTGTTTAGAGGGTATCGGTTATAAGTATCAGCATGAATGGTACCATAAGTTTTTAATGGATGCAGATGAGCCTAGTAAGATTGCTTATATTGCAGAGGATTATGATATTCCATGTGTACAGATCTCAGTAAGGACAGAGCACAGAGATTTGTATGTAGATGTAGCAGTAGAGGGTACTTATCATGTAGGAGGATCAGAACTGGATATTGTAACAGATACTATCTATGAGCTTACACAGGCTGGAATACTGGAGGTAGTACCAGAAGAAAGCGAGGGTAAATAATATGGCTATCAGAAATATGCTACACATGAGCCAGCTAAAGGCGTTTGAGGAGTTTCTGGAAAGTAAGGGCTATTTGATTATACCTACAGTAGGAGCGTATGAGGTACTTAGAGCCAGAAAACCTAAGGAGAATATGGTAATTGTGTATAGAAAAGGCGGAGCTAAGGAGCATTTATCTATTATGGATAAAGATTTTTATTTAGTAAATGAGTTTTTGAGAACTAAGGAGGCTGAGTAATGTTTTGGTATGTAGTACTTGCAATTTTAATATTAGCAGGAGTAACTCTGGTAGAGAGTTTTTTAATAGTTTTTGTAGCTGGCTTGTTAGGGATTGGAGTTTCCTTTAAGGTTATTTTCTTTGTGATGTTTGTTATCAATTTCTTTATAAAAGGAGGCAGTAGTAAGTAAATGAAAAAGAAAATTAAGGATTGTACATTTAAGGAGTTTACAGGGTGGGCTAACGCTAGAGCCTGTGATGGTAGATGGAGTATGCAGGATGCTATGAATAGCGTAAGCATAATTAGTATGGTATACGAGGTAAAGCCTATTTTCTTTAGAGGCAGGGTTAGAGAGGATTTGTGGAGAAAACTTAGGGATCAGTATTTAAACGTGGAGGCAGAGATAGAGATTGAAAGATAGTACAAGAGCTAAGAGCTCAAAACAGGAAAAGCGTATAGCTAAGGCTATAGGAGGTAGGCAGGTAGTAGGATCTGGATCTACTCCATTCCTAAAAGGGGATGTAATAGCAGGAGATCTCTTTATAGAGGCAAAAACAAAGATGAACCCTAGCCAGAGTATTACAGTAAAAAAGAGCTGGATAGATAAGGCTAAGGAGCAGAGCTTAGCCATGAGAAAAGAGGATTATGCCATAGCGGTATCCTTTGGAGATCCTAAGGAGTATTACCTCATTGAGGATAATTTAATGGAGGATCTGTATAAGAGCAGGGAGGCACTCAGAGCGGTTATAGATGCTATTGGAGGAGTAGATCACGATCCATTAGGATTAGAGAGTGCAGAGATTTATAGAATAAGAGAGCTAATAAAGGAGGCGTATTAGATATGTGTAAAATTAGTGAAATGAACTTAGAAACAGCTAAGTACTATGGATATGAGGCACAGAGTAACCAGTTAGTAGAGGAGTGTGCAGAGCTCATACAGGCTGTAAATAAGTACCGCAGAGTGGAAACAGGACTAGGACAGCCTGTAGCGGAGGATAAAAAGGCTATTGCCAGAGATAACTTAGTAGAGGAGATCGCAGATGTAGAGTTAATGCTGGAGCAGGTAAAGTATCTCCTCCAGATCCCAGAGGATGAGCTCTTAGCGGTTAAGACCTTTAAGGTAAACCGTACTAGGGAAAGAATGGAAAGCAGTAAATAAAATATTTTTCAAAAACTATCTAAATTTTCCTCATATTGAGGATTAAGTTATTTATCAATAAAAATAACACACATAGAAAAGGAGAAAAATCTATGAAAGCATTTAAAGGATTTAACAAGGATCTTACCTGTAGAGGTTATCAGTATGAGGAGGGTAAGGAATTTCACACAGAAAGAGCGGAGTGCTGTGATACAGGTTTTCACGCTTGCGAGTATCCGTTAGATTGTTTTGGATATTATGATCCAGCACATAGCGTATTCCATGAGGTAGAGTTATCTGGAGAGATGGATAAGAGCGGAGATAATACTAAAGTATGTGCTACTGATATTAAGATCGGAGCTAGATTATCTATTGCAGGACTTGTAAAGATGGCTATTGATTTTACTATGAGTAAGGTAAATAAAGAGGCAGGATCAGACGAGCGACACGGTTTTGCATCCGCTACAGGG